TAGCCAACCATATATTTTCATCGAAGTGAGCAGATAAACCATCCCTGCTATCAGGTACATAATTAAGAAAGCAAGAGATAGGTAGCCCACGAGTTGTTCCCCCGTTACTAAGTATAGGAGTGCTAAACATGAACCACCTGTGGGAACTGTAGTCATAAAGTCTTTGAGCCAATTCATAATCTGTTTCTCCTTTAAATGTTGCTCCAAATACTGAAGCTCTTGCAAAAGCTTCTTGAGCATGTGTTTCATCATCCCAAAAATACCTATCCTTTAATGTATCAATACTAAATTTATCAAACTTTTTTTCTCTATCATAATCTATAACAATACCTAAGTAAGGTTTCTTTCCTATTTTATCTTCAACCATCTAATTCTCCTGTTCTTAAATATTTAGTTGATGCGTCATGTATGTGCAACATTATTATAGCATAATGTAATATTTTCATCAAATCTTTTCTATTGAAACCTTCTTTATTTCCATAGCGTTTTGCATACTTCATTATATTACCCATACAAAAACCAGACCCATGACCTGCATCTATAATTACATCTGTTGCTTGATATTTATCAGAGGCATAATGCTCCCCGTAAGTATCAAATATATATTCTTTTAGTTCTTCAATATATCTATCTTCTTTAAATTTATATTTCATTATTTCCATTCCTCCGGTAGTGTATCTTCACTAAACCATTTAAAATTATTTTTTTCTGCCCACTCAGCGTGAGTTCTTTTTGTTCCATCTTTTCTTTTTTTTGCTTGTGGCATAGGCGAGTACGGACTAGAAAACAAAAACACTAACTCTTGAGTAGACTTCAGTGCTTTTCTTATCCATACATATTTATTATATTCATTGTAATCCCAGAATCTACCTTTGGCTTCTAGTAAATATTCTTTAGTGCCTAGTGTTTTAGTAAAGTCTGGTTCATATGAATGCTCTACTACATAAGAAACTTTATCTGAATGATGAACCCACTTTTTTAAAACGCCACTGTGTAAAGTATGTTCCCACTTAGAATCATATCCTTTAGGAACATCTTTTTCTTTAGGTCTTATTTTCCTAGGCTTTCTATATCCGACCATGTAATATCATTTAACTCTTTATACTTTAATAATTTTTTTATTCTTTTAGCATACCACCTAGGAGTATATGCTGAAATCATCCACTTACCATTAGCATAAAAATGTGTATCTTGTGGTAAGTATTTTTTATAGTTTTTAATTGAAAGTTTTTTCTTTTCTTCATCAATTAACATGCTTTGCAACCATTCAATTACAAACTTAACTGACATCTTTCTTATTTTTTTTGCTTTTTTACCATTCATTATGTTATCTCTGTTACGTTAGGAATTTTTACTAACTTTGTAAAATATACTGGACCTTTAGCATACTCAAATATTCTTAAACCTTCACCATCATTAGAATCTTTACGACATTCTATTTTATGGGGACACCAAGTACAACCCATAGGTAATTTCATGTTACCTGATTTACCTTCAGGGATAGCTTCGTAACAAAAATCAGGTGGAGTGTCCGAGCTTATTTCTTTTTTAACAGTTTTTATTTTATTAACAATGTTAGGTTTTTCCATATCATCAGGTATGTAAGTACACAGCTCTCCTGTTTCTTTATTCATAACTAAGAACCCACCCTTGTTTGTTCCTTCTGCTTTTTCGTAACCTGCTAACTGAGCCAAGTAACCAAACGCATCGTTCTCACTTAAGCTTCCTTCTTTAAATTTCTTAAACGAATAACCTGAAGCCGTCTTCACATCAACAACTTCCCCGTCTATCTTACAATCCATGTGTCCTTTAATACCATTAACAGTAATTTGTTTTTGCATAGAGGTTAATTTATGTCCAGATAATTTTACAAAGAACAATAATAAAACCTCAAGTAAATGTCCATACAAAAATTTAATTTGAACGTTAGGTTCTAATTTTTCTGTCGTGTCTGATTCTGTATGAGCATCATACCATAATCTTCTAGTAGGCTTACCTACATTCGACATTCTTAATTTTTCTTTTTGAGTTTGGTCTTGAGGAGTAGCCCAATGTCTTAAAGCCTCGGACATATCCTTACCAAATTCTTCATAAGTTTTTTCTGAAATTTTTATTTCTTTACCTTCAGTAATATTATCTATAATTTTGTAAATGTCAGGTACTAAATTAGTTAATTTTTTCATTTTCTAAATCCTTAAAAGTTTTGAATACATCGCTAGTAAATAATTTTTGTATATTAACTAGCCAAAGTCTACTAGCATTGTGGTCTCCACCACTAACAGACTTTTTAAAATCTAACTTATCTATTAATTGTTTAAGTTTTTTTACTTCAAATATGAGGGTACAAAATATATTATCTTCAATACAAAGATTATGAAACCAGTAGTCTGCTTCTGTTGCAGTAATTCCTGATGGCTTACCATAAGACTCATACTCAATACAGATGTTTCCGGTTTTCATCCACATGCCTCTCTCTGATTTTACTTCAATTTTTTTATCAGTAAGCATGTCTGCTATTTTATCTTCTTTTATTGTACCATATTCTAAATCTATGTCAAACTTTTTCCTGTTTTCTTTAGTGGGTTTCATACCAGCTCTCCCCTATTTTATATTCTCCTGTCAAAGGACAACGCATATTATAATACTCACCTGCTTTAGTTAAAGCCTCTACTCCAAGCCTACCCACAAAATCTGATTGTTCTGTTTTAACTTCCAGTTGCCATTCATCATGTATGTTAGCAACAAACTTAGAATCTAAAGTATTTAATTTTATTGAGGCATCTAAAATTGATAGTGCCTTCTTCATTACTATTGCTCCACCACCTTGTAATAAAGTATTAAGTGCAGCATGTTTATGTCTGATAATTATTTTACGACCATCTAATCCTTTTAGATATTTTTTTTCTGCTGCTCTGTCAACTCGTTCTTTAAGATTTCTAAGTGCTGGTAAACTATCAAGAAAGCGTCCTCGCAATTCCTTGCCTGTTTTTCTATCTCCACCAATGATGCTTCCAATCTTTTCATCTCCTGCTCCGTATATGAGGGCATATATGAAAGTTTTTGCCTCATCTCTAGATTTAAGTCTAGCAAAGTTTTGGTTAGTTGAGTGAATGTCTCCGTGTAATATTTCATTTATATAATCCTCGTCAGCCATATAGTGTGCTAACATTCTTAATTCTAATCCACTTGCATCTATACCTACAAGTTTGTACCCTTCTGGTACAGTCCAACAAGCTCTGCATTCTTTACCATATGGGCTATATACTGCAGGAACTTGTGCCATATTTGGATTTCTATGTGCCATCCTGCCTGTAATAGCTCCTGTGCAAATCACAGAACCATGAACTCTATTGTCATCTGTATCAACTGCGTCTATCCATGAGTGAACTTGAGCTAATCTTTTTTGATACAGTAAAAAATCTGCTATAAGTTTAGCTTCTTTTATGTGTGTAATTTTCTTTAGCGTTCCTTCATCTACTATTGGCTGACCAGTTGGTGTAAACTTTTTAGGTTCCCAACCAAAGTCTTTTAAATATTCTCCTATTTGTTTACGAGAACCCAAGTTAAATTCTACTAATTCTTTTCTCATAAAAGGAGCAGTATCGTTTGTTGCTATTCTTTCTTGGTATTCAATATCAGTTAAGCCTGACTTAGATAGTGTCCCATCTTTCTTTAGTTTAGGACAAACTTCTTTAATATCTACCCACTTAGGCTTAAATGTTTCATGAACTTTCTCTTCTGTTTCTTTTAGATTCTGAGAAAGTTTTGATGTTAGGAGCATGGCTTTTTCATAATCAAATAGAAAACCATTTTGTTTTTGTTCTTCAAGTATGTAAGTTGTTTCATGTTCTAATCTTACACATTCTTTTGAGAAACCTATTGCTTCTCTTTTTAAGTGTGCAAATAATTTACTATTTATTTGAACATCTCTCTCACAATACTTTAACATTTGTGGAGAAAAATTTTCCCATTCAGGACTATCCTGTTTAGGAAGACCTAGTTTATAACCCCACTTGGCTATACTATGCCCACCTTCTCTAGTCGGATTAAAAAGCCTAGATAAAACTAAAGTATCTACAACTTTATCAGGATGATATAAATCTATACCCATTAATCTTTTAATGACTGGTATATCATACCCTAAAATATTATGTCCTATTATTTTGTCTGCTTGTTTTAATAAATTAATTCCTTCATCTAAATTTTCTTCTGTATAATGATAAAATTTTCCTGTTTTATCTTGTGCCACTAGACACCATATTACTGAAGGATTTAATCCGTCTGTTTCTATGTCGAATACTAATTCCATTTGTTCTCCTAAAAGGGTAAAAGCTTTTCTTCTTCATTAGAATTTAAAATTTCTAAGTCTGTATATTCAGATAGTCTACCTGTCATTTTATCATAAACTAAAGAACAAGCCATGCCTACATCTCCTGTATATCGTGATTTTAAGATACGGAGTTTTGTTGTTCGTGATTCTAAATCATCTTCTGATTGTTGATTTCTTTCTAAAGCTATTACAGAATCTGATAATTGTGCAATACTATTTGAGCCTCGAAGATGTGATAAGCTTACTGTGATTCCTTGCTCATGCCCTTTATTACCTTCAACTCTTCTTAAGTGTGATACTAATATTATACCGGCTCCTGTTTCTTCTACCATACTTCTCAACCTATGCATGATACTATCTATAGATTTTCTTTCATCTCCATCAAGCATAGAACTAACAAGCATGTGTAGGTGGTCTACTACTACCCATTTACAATCGCAACCGACAATCAAGTATCTAAGTTTAGCAAAGATTTCTTCAATATCATTGGCTCCAAAATGGGCATGTATAAATACTCTATCATTATCGAATAACTTATCATACATTTTTGTAATATTCTTTTCTTCATAAGCATTTCTAATACTATCTATAAATAATTTGTCGTCAGCTTCAATAGAAAGTATACCATCAACTGTTCTTTTCCAGTCTTCTTCCAAAGCTATTATCCCAACGTTGTCATTTGTTGTGTCTATAAGCCAATGCTCTAGCTCCCTTGTGATAGAAGATTTACCAAGTCCTGTGCCACCCGTAAGGGTAACCAGCTCTCCCTGTCTCATACCTAATAGCTTTTTGTTTAAACCTTCCCACGGATAAGGAACACTTTGTTTTTCTTCTCTATTAAGAAATTCATTTTTCTTTTCCGATACCCTTATGATACCACTAGGTGTATATACTTGTGCGTCCCACCATGCTCTTGTAAACTCTGCATGTTTATTTTGAGACAGCATATCATTAGGGTCTTTATATCCGTTTGGTAAAGTAACAATCTTAGCTTTATTAGGTTTGATAATTGAAGCTACCTTTTGGGCAGCCTCTAAACCTGCTTTATCTTTATCAAAACAAATGACAACATTGTCAAAACTTTCTACATATTCAAGACTTTCTTTTATATCTTTAACAGCTGAAGAAGCTCCTCTCTTAATAGAGACTACTGCCCATTTACTACCCAATAATTCATAGGTAGCCATAGCGTCACATTCTCCTTCAACTATAGTTAAATACTTGCCACCTTCTTTAAATAAAGTTTGTCCAAATAGTCCTGAATTTTGTATTGTTCCTTGGAAAGCAAACTTTTTATCTCTGATGTACCTAATTTTAGTAGCACATTGCTCATTACTTATGTAATAAGGGTACAAATGTTGTGCTAGTTGTCCGTTTGAGTCATAAACTACTTTGACTCCATATTTTTCAGCAGTTTGTTTTGAAATATTTCTATCAGAAAGATTTGCGTAAACACCACCATGAGCATTTACTGCTAAGTTTGTTTGTTGTGTATATTTTTGCACAGATATTTCCTTATTTTCATAGTTACTGTAAAATTTATCGCAGCTAAAACACTTAGCTGAACCGTCTTCATTTACAGAAACAGCGTCACTACTACCACATTCATGACATGGTAAGTGATATTTTACAAATTTATTTTCCATATTTCCCTCATTGTTTGGTTTAAAGAATACATAACAAGGCGTTGTTCGTTACCTACATCCATACGAGACTATCGTGTGTAGAAGGAATGTTCCTTTAAGTCCCATCCTTGCCTTTAGGACACCTTGTTACATAAAATGGAGATATTTTATGAAAACTTATTTAGAGTCGTCAGTTTCCTCGCTTTCGCTGTCTTCTGAAACTTCTTCATCGTTATCATTTATATCTTCTTCAGACTCTGCTACCATTGCTTCAGGAGTATCTTGTAAGAGGGCTTCAAGATTTTTCCTGTGTGTAATACCAGCAAAGTTTAGAGCTTCGAGAATAATCTCAATGTTACCTACTTTATTAACCATAATGGTTGCTTCGGCTTTCTTTTGATTATCCTCTATTTTAGAGACATCATACGAAATGTTGTCATCTCCTCTGGAGAAATTAATAATCATTAAAATTCCTCCCCATCTCCGTATGGATTCAACTCTGAACCATCCTGAGATTTAAGTGGAACTAAATCAATTACTTGCATAGCTTGGAAATCTAAGCCCTTAAATGTTCCAAACTTATTTTCAGTTTCCCATTCGTTAAATTGTACTTTAACTTGAGAACCATTACCTACTATATCATCTATAGTATTTTTATCTTTATCAAAAAGTTTAGGAGCATTTCTTACCATGCCGTTAGGACCATTAACTTTTCTTTTTATAGTCAATGCTCTCCCAACAGGTGTGTCAGAACCACTCTCATCTTTTATAGATAAGTTCTTTATTTTAAACCCACGAGCTTCAAATTCATCTGCAACTTCATTGTCTACTACTAAATCAACTGTATAAACAGGTTCATAAGTAGTATTAGGTGTAGTTACGGAAGCCCAATAAGCTTTTCCTTCTAATACTGCCATAATTTCCTCCTCTTTTGGATTGGCGATTTTAATGTGACCATTGTACTACAGAACAACCTGTATGTCAAGCTAAATTCTGTATAATTTTTTCTAGGTCGGGTCTATCTTTTTCGGATAGATTTAACTCAACAGTAAAAGTTTTTTTATTTTTATACTCTACTGTGTGAGGTATTCTTATATTTTCTTTCTTTAATTCATCTAATAATTCAGTAAATTTTTTATATTGTTTTATAGTCATATTTTTTTTCATTTTTATTATATCTCCTAACATATTAACAGTTCTACTGCCATAGCTCATTTTCCTTGTCCTCTATATTTTCTTTTAGTTAATCTTTTTTTATTTTTATTCATAGTTTTAGTAGAGATTTTTATTCTTCTACCTCTACCACCTATACCTTGTGAAGTAGATTTTTTTACATGGTCTATACTCTTAAATGTTTTTACTCTAGTTGCCATATTTTTCTAACCAATTAATTTTTTTACTTAACTCTTCTATGGTTAAAGAAGTTTGTTCAGCATAACCATCATTATTACCTAATACTAATCCTTTTCCTGCTATAACTTTACCATTACATTCAAAAAATTCTTGATTGTTTTTTAGTAACCCTTCATCATCAACAAAAATATTATTCTTACTATCTATATCAACGATATCAAATAATGTTGCGTCTATTAAACCATATATATTTTTATAATTTCCTGTGTGTTCTATTTCTAATAGAGTTTTATCAAAAGGATTAATCAAGATTGCTTTCATACTCTTTTACTCCTATTGCTATTAAGGTTCTAATTATCTCTCCAGTACAAATATTAATTTGCATATCAGTATACCCATTACTATCTTTTTCCATAGTGTTTTGAAGTTGTCCCATAACTAAAGAAGCAATTTCATCTAAAGTAATGTCAGTTAAAAGTCTAACAACCTCATAATCTCTTACTAAATTGTTCTGTATTCTAGTATATAAACTATTCATCTACACAGCTCCTCAAATCTTTTTTCTAAGATTAACTCCATGATTTTATTTCTATCCTCTTCAGGGTGAAGGTTATTTTTCCAACTTATTTCAAATATTTCATCTCCTAATAAATCTAGGGAATCATCTTCTTCTATTTTATATAGAAGCTCGTCTTTTATTTGGTCATTCATATCATACATCTTTTTCCTCCTTTAAATTTAATAATGGCTCTATAACTTTATCGAACACATAGTCATTATACTCTATCTGTCTTTTAAATTCAAGCCATTCTTCACTATTTCTATCAGTTTCTTCAAACCAATCTCTAAATACTTTACTCATCATTCACTCCTTTTAAATCTACTTTGTACCCTGCACTTTCAAATTCTGTTTTAATAAAATCTAGTACAAGTATATCATCAAATGTTGCATGATAGTTACCATTTATATACATTTTTAATGGTAAGTCTCTGTCATTTGGATATTGTTTTTGCCACCATCTCATTATTCACCTCCTGTTTATTAAACCTTGTTTTATTAAATCTGTAGCGATTCTGCCAAACCTACCTTGAAGTTGCCAAGCCAAACCCGTATCAACTAAATGTTGCCACGCTTGTAAAAATTGAGCTTCATCAGTTGGCTCAATAAATCCTTCCGTAATACCTATTGCTATATAGTTATCCATTATTTACTCTCCTATACATGTATGACAAAGCCACTCTTATCTTTCTTAGCTTTGCCTTTTGCTTTAAGACCGACAACCACATTAGGCTTATCTAAAAATCTTAAATCACTTTCATCTCCATCTACTACTTCTCTTCCTTTGTAATAGATAGGGAACTCTCCATTAAATACTACTGCTATATTATAATTAATTGTATTAAAATACTCAGCATATTTTTTATTAGCTTCACTATAACTCCATGTTAAATGGTAGTTATCAATACCTTTAATTTTTCTGCTAGGTATTTTAGTGTAATCATAAAATTGAACACTAGGAAAGTGTTCAAATATATTTTTATTATCAATGTTAATTGTTTCCCATTGTATATCACTAGTACCATTAAGTCTAACAGCAGGTAGCTTTGCCTTATTTTCACAGTATCTTACAAACTTTCCTATGTCTGTAATTAGGTCTTTCATGAAGAAATTTCTTGCTTCAAGATACATAGAAGTCTTACGCTTTCTTGCTTCTTGTATTACATTGGTGGTCTCTCCCTTCTTATAAATACCACCTCGACCTGCTGTGTTAAGACAAGCTACCTTACACCCAGCTATATCTTGATATGGACATATCCTAGTATTAATAGGACTCATATGCATAATAGCTGTTAAGTAATTACTTATTCTATCTCCCTTTACTATTTTAGGATTACCATTAATTGTTAATAGTCTGTAACTCATGTTT